CCTCGCCAAGTCTTAGGCAATGGTTGTCCTTTCTTTACTCTAAATACTGCGGCGATATTGAGGCCGCTATTTAGCGCCGCCTTTTCGTTGTTCTCTTTTCGACTAAAGGTAAGATGATAATTCGCCGAAACCTTGCGACTAGGAATAGCCGTGTAATCATACATCACAAGATCGGGATACAGTGTAAATAGTTCAGGGTGCCGTTTCTCCCACAGTATGTCCGACGTAGTATTAGGCCGGAATGCTGGGGTAGCGCCAAGTTTGTGCGCTTTGCGAACATGCGCCCGCAATTCTTTGTGTAGTTTTTGCATAAATTGTACTCGCTTTTCCATGTAGATTAGAGTGCGAACAATCCGAGCGAGCAGGACATTATGTACATTGTCGTGCAGCATATGACGTTGCCCGTGACCGGACCATGTTAGACAATTAGTGCCGCAACCATAAGTAGCAAACGGGCACATGTTATATCCACTAATCCATGTGGGCGCGAACATTAGGCCAGCCGATAGGTATTCCCCGCCCTTATCTGATTTCAAAAGCTTGGGATTAGTTGTTAAAAGTTTGGGCAATTTGGACCAGTCCAACGAACCGTCCGCCCGCGTCGCGTTATCTATACGCTCACGTGCGAGTGCGCGATGACGCAACACTAGAGTATCGTTAGCATAATGGTCGCGGAGTTTAATGTTGTCCATGGTTCTAACCTTTGTCAATGAATGATGTTCGATGTAGGGACGCACCGGAATGATGCGCCCCGTGGTTACTTGCTTAGGCTGCGATTAGCATATCGTCGTCGCTTCGCCGGATTCAAGCACTAGGGCCGTTCTTAATTCGTTCAAGTATTTAGGCCCGGCCCCCGGAAATCTAGCAACCCGTTCGACAATATCGTCAAGCGACATGATGTTAAGAAATGGCGACAACTCTTTCGCGTAGTCTTTTGGTTCTTTGAGGAATTGCATGTCGTTCTCCAATGGTTTCGGGTATCTCATCAGGTCATGGCTACCATGCCATGCGACCATTACGGTCTGTAAGCTTAAAGGGATAATGTCCTATACATCCCAAAGCGCATAGTGCCAGATAAGCTGGCCTAACTATTTTTGTGCCTATTCTCATAGGCTCGCCCGATAGCTTCACATGCTTAACGGTCCTCGCCTTTAGACGTTGCCCAGCACTTGGGTTCGCCGGATATCCGCTTGCATCCCAGTTTTTGTTTTATGTCTCTTCCGGCTTAGGTGTGCCGGCGTCCGTCGTTTGATGATTGTTAGATTATAGACGCCCGCAAAAAAGTCTAATCACGAATTGTTACAAGATGTTACAATTTGTGAACGGCCAAACCATAGTCATATTTATATATAGCAGAGTGTTGCAAAATTGTCACAAGTCTTTGGAATGTTTGGGATAATGTTGAGAAAATGTTGACAGTAGCAAACAAGCAACAATGTTCTGCAAATGTTCTTACAATGTTCTCACAATGTTCTTGCCACAGAAATAGCCCATAAAATCGTTTGAAGGAGTCACTAGGTGGAATGATACACAGAAGCATCGAAACGATTTTAAAGGGCATTTCTGAACGATTAAACGCTATGTTGCAAAAATGTCACACTTCAACAATATTCTGACAATGTTTGAAAGATTTTGGAATAGTGTTGCAATAATGTCACACAATGGTCGCTGAAAGAATGTTCACGTTTTGTTCTATTGCGAACCATTCGCAACAATGTTGTGGCAATGTTATTGCGAATCATTCTCAATCGGCCATGTCACTCTATAGGGATAGGGGCTATTGAGAATCATTCGCAAAGTCTATTAAGAATGATTATGAGAACTATTCGCAATGGTATTGAGAATCATTCGCAAGTGGTGGTCGATCATATATTGGAATGATATTGAGAATTATTCGCAAGAGGGGGCGGGCGGGGGCCACGGGGGGTACCCCTATATATATATAGCAATCCCGCAAAAATTTTTTTAAATTTTCAAACTTTATAAAAATAACAATAATAACAATAACTATTGACTTTGCTTTAAAAATATGCTATAATAAACCTATTAACAAAGACATTGAGAAGGGGGCTTGACAAATCCTTAAAACCGGGGTATAATAATATTATTAAAAGATATATTAATATACCTTTAAAGAATATTTATAATAATAATCATTATAATAATCATTATTATAATAGTTATTATAATAGTTATTATAATAATAATTATAATAATAATCATTATAATAACTATTATAATAATAATTATTATAACAATCTTTAAAACTTTAAAGGAGTGATGTCTTTTTTTAAAAAATAAAATTAGACATTGGCTGTACAACTCATGCAATCACTGGTTAAGAAAGATAAACAGCTTACAGATAAACAGGTGTCTTTTTTAACGCATTATTTTGACGTTGATAATCCAGTTACGTTTAATAATGCTAGACAATCTTGTATTGCTGCTGGATATGCTGAAACATCTTATCCTAATGTTCTTACACAGATGCGTAATGAGATTATTGAACGTGCAAAAGTAACATTAGCAGCCACTTCTCCACGCGCAGTGCAACAGATTATTGATTCTATGACCGCAGCACACAATGAAGGCGAGCCTCTTGGACGCACAGAACTACGCTTTCGTGCTGCACAGGATATTTTAGATCGTAGTGGTGTAAACAAAAAGCAGGAAGCTGTTATTGAAACTAAAAATCTACACGCTGTTGTAGTTTTACCACAGAAAAGTCAGTATGAACCTGTAGAAATTTACAATCCAGATGACAGAAACGAGTAAAGGCAAGGCCGGAAGACCAAAGAAACAACCCGGCGAAGCTAAAAGCCCCTACAATCGCAGTCGTAATCCTAAAAATATAAAGAAGATTGTAGAAAAACAGCTAAAAGCAAACACACAACGACGTAGAAAACTTAAAAGAGTAGAGGCTGCTGTAAAAGGTAAGCAGGTTTTGACAGATGATCTGGTACAAATTGCTCCAGAAAGTCTAAAACAGCAGCTTGAAAACAATGACGTAGCTTTTCAACCCAATCCCGGTCCACAAACTGAGTTTTTAGCATCACCTGAGAGTGATGTACTATACGGGGGAGCCGCAGGAGGTGGTAAAAGCTACGCTCTTCTTGCTGATCTGCTAAGATTTGCACACATAAGTGATCATCGTGCGCTACTGCTGCGCCGTACTTTAGCAGAATTGACAGAACTTATACAGAAAAGTAAAGAATTTTATCCAAAGGCTTTTGAAGGAGCAGTGTTTAAGGAAGCAAAGAGTACATGGGTCTTTCCTTCTGGAGCAACCGCTCTATTTTCTTATCTTGACAAGGACACAGATGTAAGTCGTTATCAAGGTCAGTCGTTTACTTGGATTGGTATTGACGAAATTACACATTATCCAAGTCCGTATGTTTGGGATTACTTGCGTTCACGCTTGCGTACTACAAATCCAGAGATTAAAACGTACATGCGAGCGACAGCTAACCCCGGTGGTCCGGGGCATGATTGGGTAAAGAAAACTTATATTGACCCAGCACCGTCTAATAAACCCTTTTGGGCTACAGATATTACTACTGGAAAGGTTTTACGTTATCCTTTAAACTATTCCGAAAAAGCAGACGAACCTTTGTTTACTCGAAAGTTTATTCCTGCTAAATTAACTGACAATCCATATCTGTTGCACAGTGGCGAATACGAAATGATGCTACTGTCCTTACCAGAAGTAGAAAGAAAGAGATTATTAGAAGGTGATTGGGATATTGCGGAAGGCGCAGCATTTAGCGAGTTTACTCGTTATCATCATGTTGTCGATCCATTTGAAATACCAAGAGGATGGTACAGAGTTAGGGCGGCTGACTATGGGTTCACAAGTCCATCCTGTGTTTTGTGGGGCGCATTAGATCACGACGACAATCTTTGGATTTATCGTGAACTTTATATTACTCGTCAAAATGGTGATGAACTTGGTGTTCGCATACGCCAAATGGAAGATGGTGATCCAGCGCCGATCATTTCTGTTCTTGATGGTGCTTGTTGGAATAGAACTGGTAGTGGTCTTACTATTGCTGAATTAATTAATAAATCAGGTTGTCGTTTTATTCCTGCTGATAAAAATCGTATTCGTGGTAAACTGGAAATTCATAAACGTTTGCGTGTTGATCCTGAAACCGGCCCTAAGATTCGTATCTTTAGTAATTGTGTAAACATTATTCGAGAACTTACATCCTTACCTCTAAGCAAAACAAACAGTGAGGATGTCGATACCAAAGCCTCTGATCATGCTTACGATGCTTTGCGATATATGTGCATGACAAGACAGGTTGAAAGTCCAAGTCGTTTGTATAATGGCTGGGCTTCTCAACAACAACAACCCCAACCTATTAACACAGTTTTTGGATATTAGGAGAAAATCTATGTACGGACAGACAATGTTCAATGACAAGATGAAAATTAAGCAGGGTGATTTAAATCCCGCTGCTGACGGTCCTGCTCCTCGTGAAGCACTTGAGTCAATGGAAACTGGGCGTGAAGGTCCATATGAAGTTGATGCAGGAAAGAAGACGAGCGGCAGTATGCATGTTGATGCAAACTTTAATTCTCTTGCTGACGACAATAAAATTTACGGCTAACTAGATGTCGTTTATTGACTCTTCTGATTTAGAAGATGTTCCTGCTGTAGTTCCCGGTTCATTACTACCGGGGCTTTCAGGATATGTGCGGGAAAAATTTGTTGCCGCAGAAGAAGGACGCCGTTCAGATGAGCAGCGTTGGTTACGTTCCTATCAAAACTATCGTGGTCTACCAGAAGAGTCAGAAACCTACCGAGAGTCAGAACGCTCCAAAGTTACAGTAAAAATTACAAAAGTAAAAGTTCTGGCTGCTTACGGGCAAATCTCTGAAATTCTTTTTGGGCGTGGTGAGTTTCCTTTAACAATTGAACCTACTCCTGATCCAGAAGGAATTGAAGAATCAGTCCATCTTAATCTTGTTGAAAAACAAATGGGAGGAGGTGGTCCTAGTCTAGACCCTTATGGCTATGAGGGTGACGGGCGTGAACTTGCACCGGGGGCAGTTGAAGCGAGCGAGCCAAAGCTGGGAGGATTGTCAAAAGAATTAGAGGGTGCCTCATTAAAAAAAGGTTATAGCAAGTTCGGTGAGCCGGATTTAAAACCGGCACAGATTGCTGCTCGTCGCCTCAACAAAATTGTACATGATCAACTGGTTGATACATCTGCTGTAAAAGAAATTCGCCGCTCATTATTTGAACAGGCAATGCTTGGTACTGGTATTTTAAAAGGTCCATTTAATTTTTACAAAAAAATTCACAAGTGGGATATGGATGAGGAAGGTCAAAGAATTTACACACCATTTGAAAAAATGGTTCCTCGTATTGGTCATGTTTCCTGCTGGAACTTTTATCCTGATCCAAGTGCTGTAGATGCTGAAGATTGTGAATATGTAATTGAACGACATCGGTTAAACCGTGAACAGCTAAGAGCATTAAAAGATTTACCACTCTTTGACATTGCGGCTATTAATCGTATTCTCTCAATGCCCGCAACGTATGAAGAAAGATATTTTGAGCATACAATTTATGCTGATAACGATCCTACTTACAATGAAAATCGCTATGAAATTTTAGAATACTGGGGAACACTAGACGCTCGTGCAGCAAGAGACTATGGACTAGATGTTCCATATGATATTGATGATATTAGTTCTGTGCAGATTAATGCTTGGATTTGTCGTAATGAAGTTTTGCGTGTAGTTTTAAATCCTTTTACACCTGCGCGTATTCCTTATCAAATCTTTCCATATGAAAAAAATCCATATCAAGTATTTGGTAT